AAGAACAAAAGTCAATGTTTCATGACCATCTGGTTGATTAGCATAGTTTCTGAATTTTATAAGATCTTCATAATATACAGGTTCAGAAATACTTTCAAGAGTTGCTTATTTTCCAGCCACATGTATACCACACAAACGCTTTCCTTCCGCCTTTACAGCCATAGAAATTGTCAAAGCACCACAATCACCAACTGCAGTTAAAGCACGATACCAAATAGCATGAGCAATTACATACCTTTTTCGCATCTCATTAGTGGATGGACCAAATGTGTAGACTTCAGGTTGACGCGTTTCATCTAAAAACATAGAATCAAAACAAAATTGTTTTACAAATGGAGTTTGATCCTTATTATCTGCAAACCTAGCACCTATTAAACAACCAGGTTTATTTTCAATTATTCCAATCTCTTCATACTTAACAAAATGATCTATACGATCTCGCGCAGCTGGAACCCGAGGACCCAAGCAGTACACAACAACATCCCTTTCACGACCTTCAATTGGTTCCAAAAAGAAAACATCAGTGACAGAAAATTCTAATTCAAAAACGGTACCACCATATAAATAAATACGAATAGGATGACCCTCAGGCAAGTAATTTCCTTCAAAGTCACAAATAATATGCTTGGGAATAAGACACATTCGATTAGCAAAGCGAAAAGCATTAACAAATCTATCTACACCATCCTTAATTACAACACGAAAAATTGCCAACTGAGGGATAACAGCGTTTTCAATAAAAGCTTCTCCGCCAACATTCTTATTTTCACTGACCAATTCCATAAACTTATCCTTCATATGGCCTTGAAAACCAGGAGCAGAACGTAAAAATTTTCTATTCATGTTATTTCGTTGAGCAATGTCGTATGCCTTTCCAGCTGCTGCATGTCCCTCAACTTTTTCGAGATGCCTAGGCGTTATTCCTAATTCCAATGATCGCTTAGTATTCCAACACATATCACCTCCAAAGACACAATTACGATTCTTACACCACGGACACAATTCAGCATTCTCTTCACTTGGTAAAACTCCAACTTTATACAAATTCCATCTCTCATATCGTTTTTCGCTACTCTCCATATCATTAACAATCAAACGAATAAAACCATAAATAGCAGTAGCAATAGCAGCAGCATAGCCAGTGTATTTAATAATAGTAGATATCCAAGGATGTTCAATGGAAAATGCAGTCCATTTCTTATCAATATCAGATGTAATTTGATTCCACCAAGATTGATGAATACCCTTATCTTTCATGCGTTGATCAAGTAAACAAGTCAATGATCCACACTTATCTCCAGAAGCACACGTGACACAATCTTTTTTATTAAAATGCTCTACACATGCATTAACTTCACCCTTTACTTTTCGCGCATAAATTTCAGTCTTATAATCACCAAACATAGTTCTAGCATACATTTCTCTAGTATAGGGGTTAACATTCATTTCACCAGGTGGAATATGTGACAAAACGGCTGCTAATGTGTCAGCTCCCGCATCATCTTTTATACTATGTAATTGTCCTAGGGCATCTTCAAACGCTGCATCATCAATATCATCTTGCTTAACTACTGCAGCACTAAAC